GCTCTCGCTGCTTTCAAACCCCTTGGCAGCATCTTCAAATTCCCGCGGATCGTAGGTCTCTATCCACGCATCAATCTGAGCTAGCTGCTGTGCAAGGTCGCTGCGTGTACGGCGATAGCCGCTGACGTCTGCTGCAGTTATGGGGGCTTGTATGGCACGCTCTACTTCGTCTGCAACCAGAGTGAGACGATAGTTGGCCAGTGCTATCTCAGCATCCAGCTTGGTGATCGAGTCAGTCAGCTGTTCTTTCTGTGACAGCACGTAGCGTACCTGCCTGTGCCAGCTGCCCTGTGCTTCGATCTCGAAATTGCGGAATTCGTAGTCGCTGCGGCTGGGAATCCTGTCCAACAGCTCTCGAACTTGTGTGATATCCATGCCTGCCTCCAATGTGTGCTGATGTAATTTAAACCTGGTCTGACATCAAAGTCAAATAATATCAGACGTAGTTGAATGGACCAGATCTACCACCAAATGTTGCGCTCAGAGGTGTGATCTGTCCAGCTGTACGCAGACCGCTCTTGGTCACACCCAGCATGGCATTCAAGCTCACGTTTGTGCCAACAGGTGGTAGTGCGCCTGCGGTATATGCCGCCCAGACACCGCCCATGGCTATAGCAGTACCTGTGGCTGGGATTGGTGTTACCATGCTGGATCTCCGTGAACCATATTATATGAATCTGCGATAGTAATGAGCAATTTAATCTGCATCATGCCACCAGCTGTATCAGAGACAGGGTCACTGTCAGTGCAGTGACATTGGCTGTGTTGTTGGTAACGGCCAGCTGTATGTTATTGTCTGGCACTGTTTCGCTGCTGTAACCTATAGCTCCTGGTGATATCAGCTGTGTTATCGCACCTGCTGAGACTATCTCGGTGATCACACCAGATCCCGGCGTGGGATCAGTGCCCTGAGTCCTGCTGCTGTCTGCTGTGCGAGCTGCGATGCTGGTATACACCCTGATCCAACTGGCGTCTGTGGTGTCTATGGCCAGCAGTGCATAGCCCTTGAATCCTGTCGCGGTCACGTTTTCTGTGGCTCCAGCGGCAAGGCTAGTGGTTGTAACTGCTGCTGTGGTAATGCTGGCCAAACTAGATCCGGTAGGGCCAGTAGGACCTACGGGACCACCACTTGGGCCAGTTGGGCCAGTGACCGTGCTGTCTGCACCGCTAGGTCCGGTTGGACCTGTCTCGCCTGTAGGTCCCGCATCACCAGTTGGACCAGTGACCGTGCTGTCTGCACCGCTGGGACCAGTGGGACCTGTATAACCAGTGGGACCCGTGTGGCCAGTTGGACCAATTGGCCCGCCGCTGGGTCCAGTGACACCAGTAGGCCCAGTCCAACCTCGTGAACCAGTGGGGCCAACTTCACCGCGAGGACCAGTAGCGCCAGTGTTGGTCGCTGAACCAGGCACACCAGTAGCTCCTCGCACACCAGTAGGTCCAGTAGCACCCGTGTTAACTGCTGTACCAGGTATGCCCTGCTGCCCGATAGGCCCAGTTGGGCCAGTAGCACCGGTGTTGGTTGCGGTACCAGCAGGACCAGTAGGACCGCCCAGAGGTCCGGTAGGACCAGTTGGGCCTTCTAAAGTTACTACTGGATATGTGTAAACGCTCATGAGATTCCTGCCCAGCTGGCTACATGCCGATATTTAGCAAGATAAATATGGTATCATGTCACAGTTCATAATGCCTCTAGTGCCACCGGGCGTCAACATAAGGACTGACTACAGTCCTACCAACAACTATGCGATACCTCAGAGCCAGACAGACTGCTGGCCTACCAGATTGGCTCCTCTGTGGCAACAGGTGGTCATAACCGCACTTCAGAACACCTATTGGAGCCAACAGCAGGGTACCATGCGAGCATGGCTCAGCATCAATCCCAACGGCATCAACGTGCTGCCCGCGCTGTTCGAGAACCGCAGCGTGAGGCTAGGGGCACTGGGTAATAGTTGGTGCTTCTACAGCGATCAGCTCCAGGCCAGCCAGGCCAAGGAAGCACAGATACAGTTTCCAGTCAATCCAACACAGCTAGGCGATGGTGACATACCTGCCTATTGGTTCAACATACAGAATCTAGACAACAAGGAAAATGCCTACTATCTGCAGTGGCACTACTATTCGCAGAGCGCGGATTTCATACAATAAAGGTAGACAGCAGTGGCAAGCCGTGCTATATTCTTAGCATGAGCACACGCAAATTCCTCCGAGAAGTCACGGTACTTGATACCGAAACCACTAATCTCATCGCTGACCAAGCTGAGATCGTGGAGCTGGCAGCTGCTCGCTTCAACGATCGAGACGGTTGGGTGATACGAGATAGGTTGTTCAACGCACGCAATGGCATCCCACCAGCTGCCAGCGCTAAGAACAACATTGGACCTAGGATGATCCGAGATCAACCCTATTGGGATCAATGTGTCAGTGAAATCAAAGACATGCTGAACTGGGATGGTGCTAGATACTTCGTAGCACACAACTGCAGTTATGACCAAGCTGTGCTGGCCGCAGCCTGGGATCGCTGTGGCAGCGCAGCAGACGTGGCCAGCTCACGCAACCAAGCAGAATGGATCTGTACCTGGCGCCTCAGCAAGCACATATTGGGCCATGACTTTGGGGATATCGAATATGGTCTCAACTATCTCAGATATCTGTTGGATCTACCTGTTCCTGATGACCACGTTAGCCATAGGGCGGGTGCTGACACTCTGATCTGTGCGCTGCTGCTGGAGCAGCTGATTGGCATTGCTGTTGACAAAGATTTGCTTAGCCTTGGCACAGATGTGGGCGCACAGCTGCATGCACTGTGCTGGAGCGTGATCCCCATTGCTACATGGCCGTTTGGCAAGTATCGAGGCGTGGCACTAGCTGAGATACCAGATGATTACTGGGTTTGGGCGCTGAAGAATCTGCCCGCGCTGAATGACACAGACGCAGGCTATGACCGTGATCTAGCAGAAAATGTTAGGCTGATACTGGAAGCAAGGCTGGCTGACGCATCCTGATCACTCCTGCAGCCTTGAGCAGCTTGCGCAGATGCACACGCTTGCCCCAGTCATAGCTCTCGCGATGTGTCTCACGGAAGCCCCACAGCTATTACGCATCAAAATAGGCTGGGATCTTGTGATATTGACTGCGTGAGCCCCGGCAGACACAATTAGACATCAAAGAGGATCACACATGCCAATAGCCGAATCACTGATAACAAATCCCATAGGTTACAACATGGATGTTCTGGCCGAAAGGCTGCGGCATGTGCAGCAGCTGTTGGATCTCAGCAGCTGGCGGACCATTCTCGACATAGGTGCTATGGATGGCTGGGAAGGCACTAACATGGCCAAGGTATTCACTGATGCCAGAGTATATGCATTTGAACCCAGCAAGGCCAACGTAGAACGCTGCACCAAGACCTACATGCTGCAGCCATACAGCGTGCGCAGCAGGATTGCACTGAGCAATGTTGCGCTCACGGACAGCACAGGACCCATGAAGTTTTGGGCCGTTGATGAGGATACTGCTGCAAACTTTCCAGGCAAGGGCAAGGTAAACATAGGCATAGGCAGCATGCTCAAGCTCAAAGACCCAGACATGTGGCCCTGGGAACACAACGCCCAGTTAGAGATTGACGTGCAGGGTTACAGATTGGATGATTGGTGCCGGGATGCCAAGGTAGATAGCGTGGATGCTATTTGGATGGATGTGCAGGGAGCAGAGCTGCATGTGCTCAAGGGTGCTGAGAATACTCTGGCCAATGTGCAGTGCATCATGACCGAAGCTGGTTTGATACCCTACTATGAAGGACACACGCTCAAGACTGACATTGATGCCTTTCTAGCCACGCTGGGATTCGTAGAAGTAGAACCAGCCAGGGAACAGCCACACGCTGTTGAAGTCAATGCCATATACGTGAACCAGCGATTTGCCAAGAGCTGACACATGCCTGATCCCAAGCTCAAAGTAGCAGTGCTGTTCAGAGGTCCTACCAGACCCGACGTCAGCAGCGTGGTCGCACGCGTCAGCGAGTTCATGCAGCAGCTGGACAGCGTATCAAACATAGAAGTGACTACCTATCTGGCCACTTGGCGCCAGTGGAAGGATGTGGCTGCTAGCGAGCTGCTGGCCATGGATCTGTTTGACAATGTGCTCATGCAGACGCAGCCCAGTGATGCACAGATACAGCGTGCTACCCTGATCAAGACCGTGCCCAGCGGACAGGTCATACGTGCTGTCTACAACATGTACTATCAGGTCAAGACAGCATTGGACATCATACGCACAGCTGACGATTATCACTACATCATCAACACCAGGACAGACATGGTCATGCAGCTGGGACAGCATCTGCCGCAGTGGTTTGATTCTGGTGCTTATACTGCACCACACGTACCAGGCGTGTTCGCACCGCACGCCCCGCACATACCCGCAGCAGAGATGTTCATGTGTGATCAGTTTGGTATAGCCCCCGCAGCTATGATGCATGCTGCCTGGGATTATGGCAGCATCGCAGATCTAGGACGACGGATAGAAGCAGTGCAACTGCCTGAGCAGGTGCTGGAGAACATGATTGTTGAGCGAGGAATACCTGTAAAGTCTCCTGCGTTTGCAGCGTGGCAATTGGATCCACGCAGGAATGCCTAGCACCTCTTGATAATATCACTGGGCTAGCACATAATTA